GCTCGCACTCGACTGGATAGAGGGTGCGAGCCGCCCGCCGCGGCACATCACAAGCCCCGCGCACCACGCACTAGGGGAGGAGTCCAGCCATGGCGTCACTTTGGGCCAAGATCGACGTTGACTACTTCGAGAACCCCAAGATCGAAGCTCTCTCCGACCAGGCACAACTCCTGCACCTGAAGCTCGTCCTACTGGCGAAGAAGCAGGAACGGCTCGGGATCCTCAACGAGCGACCATGCAAGGTCTACGGGACCCGCGTCCTGCAGGAGCTTGTAGGGTCCGGGCTGGTCCATAAAGCGGGCCCCGGGAAGTACCGGTTGCACGATTACGAGCAGCATCAGACCGCGTCCCCGAAGGAGGCCAGAGCCCGCATGGGGGCACATACCAGGCACCACGTTCAGAGGGGCGTTTACAAGGCCTCTTGCGCACTCTGTCAGGAGGCCTCTACGAATGGTGAGGAATGGTTGAAAAACCCCGGGTTGACGCTGTCCGAAGATGCGTAAGCACATGCTTACGAGTTGCTTAGCACCATGCTTAGGCCCCCGTAAGCACGTGCGTTAGCAGATGCACTAGCAGATGCAGAGTATAGAGACCTACTTACGTAGGTCTCTCAACCTCCTTTCGTACTACTCATCTTCTAAAGAATCTGGGGTAAAGAAATCGTCGAACGTCACTCTCGTAATGCGCGAGAGAACAACGTTCGACGGAAAGGAATTTGACCATGATCCATAAGCCACAAGCGGAAGCGCTCGCGGCACTACTCGCAATCATCAGACCCAACGACTGGCGACCGAAACAAGTCCTAGACCTGCTCGCAGAACATCGGGAGAACCCCGCCCCATTCGCGGTCATCGCCCAAGCAGCAGTCACCGCAGCAGCGAACCCGGCCATCAAGTCACCGACCGGGATATTCCTGCCAGGCAGCCACTGGCCCGAAGCAGTGAAGGCCCGAATGCCCGACCCGCCACGATGTGAGGACCACAGAACGTTCTCCGCACACAACTGCCCATGCTGCTGGGCCGACATCAAGATCGGTGACAGGCCGCCGGACATGCTCGGCAAACAGATGCACGCCTAACCACCACGCCCCACACCGGGGCTTTTTTTATGCCCAACACACGACAAGGAATCAGCAATGACATTCACACTCACGGACATGTTCTGCGGCGCCGGAGGATCCTCGACCGGTGCACTTAGTGTTCCGGGCGTCGAAGTCCGCACGGCCATGAACCACTGGGCACGCGCCATCGAAACCCACAACGCGAACCACCAGGAAGCGTCCCACGTGCTGGCCGACATCAGCCAAGTTGACCCCCGATACGTAGCCCACTCCGATATCCTCTGGGCCAGCCCCGAATGCACGAACCACAGTGTGGCCAAGGGCAAGAAGCGCATCACGAACCAGCCCGACCTCTTCGGCGACCACATCGCCGACGAAGCCGCCGACCGATCCCGCGCCACCATGTGGGACGTCCCCCGGTTCGCCGAGCACCACAACTACAAACTCATCATCACCGAGAACGTCGTGGACGCTGCCCGCTGGATCATGTTCGACGCCTGGCTGATGGCCATGACCTCCCTCGACTACGAACACCACATCGTCTACATGAACTCCATGCACGCCCAGTTGGGCGGGCTCCCCGCCCCGCAATCCCGCGACCGCATGTACGTGATGTTCTGGAAGAAGGGCAACCCGAAACCGGACTTCGACCGCCTCCGCCCCATGGCGTACTGCCCGACGTGTGACGAGACCGTCCGGGCGATGCAGGTATTCAAGAAGGAAGAACGGTGGGGAAGGTACCGGGCGCAATACAACTGGCGTTGCCCCTCCGTGTCCTGCCGGAACAGCATCATCGAACCCGGATGGCTTCCCGCATCCTCCGCGATCGACTGGTCACTGCCGGCCGTCCGCATCGGCGACCGCGCCAAGCCGCTGGCCGACAAGACCATGGCCCGCATCCAGGCTGGGCTCGAGAAGTTCGGGCGGGGGCCGCTGCAGGTCCACGCCCAGGGCAACACCTACGACTCGGCATCCACCGGCCGCGGGAACTACTTCCGCGTGTGGCCGACCGAGGAAGCCCTGCGCACCCAGACCGGGAGCATGGAACACGGCCTCGTCATCGACGCCGTTCGCGGCTCCAACATCCTCGGGACAACCGGCGAACCGTTCGCTACCCAGACCACGTCCTACACGCGTGGCCTGGCCATCCCGCCGCTGATCATCAACAACGTCTCCGGCGCGGATGCATCGCGAACGGCAACCGTGTTCGATCCTCTGCGGACCCTCGTCGGAGGCGGGAACCACGAATCGCTGCTCATGCCCTACTACGGGAGCTCCAAGCCCCAGGCGGTCACTGATCCGATCGGGACACTGACCACCGTCGACCGGTACGCCATGATCACCCTCCGCGGGCAGAACGCACCCAAGTCGCCCCGGGATGTCATGGACACGTTCGCAGCCAATGGCACCCACCACGGGCTCATGTCCACCGACGTCCCCAAAGTCGAAGACTGCACATTCCGGATGCTCGAACCCCACGAAATCACGGCGGGCATGGCCTTCCCAGGCGACTACATCATGACCGGCAACAAGCGCGAGCAAGTCAAGCAGGCAGGCAACGCCGTCACACCGCCAGCAGCACGCGACCTCATCAGCATCGGAGTCGACAGCTTGGGTGTAGCGGCATGAGCATCGTCAGCAAGCTCAGGGAAGGAGTCGAGTCGTCCCCTCTCGGCAGCACGGTCTTCGCGGATCCGGCAATGATCGACGCGACCGTGGAACACCTACTGCAGGTGCTGCGGGACGCCCAAGCCGACGCGGTGCGCGCGATGGCCTGGCAATACCCCAGCCACTTCGACGGCGCAGAGACTGTCCGGGAACACCTCCTCAGGCAAGCCGACGAAATCCGGAGCGGCACCATCTGGGATGAACGCGGATAGCCGACTTCGGAAGGACGTATCCCGTACCACCCGCCTGCGATTGACTGATGCGGCCCGGCACCACCACCTACGAAAACCCCGAATACGTTCGGGAGCAATAACCCCAACCCAACCCCATGAAGCACCTCGCCACCCGGCAGGTGCTTTTTTCATGCCCAAAAGGAGACCCATGAGCAACGAACTAGCCATCAACGTCACCGGAATACCAGCGCCGCAAGGATCCAAGAAAGGCTTCCCAATCCGCCGTGCAAACGGGACCCTCGGCGTCGCCATGACCGAGAGCGCGGGGGAGTCCGTGAAGAACTGGCGTCAAGACGTCCGAACAGCCGCCATGGCTGCCGCCACGGAAGCCACATGGGTAGCCCCAGCCGGCGCCGCCGTCGTATCCATCCACTTCTACCTGCCCCGCCCCAAAGGCCACTACGGGACAGGACGCAACGCCGGGATCCTCAAAACCTCAGCACCAACCCACCCCACCGTGAAACCCGACGGCGACAAACTCGAACGCGCAACCCTCGACGCACTCACCTCCGCCGGAGTCGTCACGGACGACGCCCGCATCATCAGCAGCGCCTGGTGGAAGTCCTATGCCGACGCACGACCCGCCGGCGCCCGCATCACCATCACCGCAGTGGAGGAACCATGAGCAAGCCGCTCGTACTCGAAGTGTTCCCGCCGCTTAGCCCGTTGATGCGTGCGCTTGTGGACATGAATGTTCATCCGTGGCAGATGGAGGTTGTCAGGCTGCATATCCCCGGGTTTTCCATGGCGGGGGACAAGCGTCTGACCGACGCCGAACTGGCCGCCGAGTACCACCAGCAGGCCGCGTACACCGAGTACTGCATGGGTCGAACCACCGCCACCCACATCGCCACCAATCAAGACCGGCTCGAAACTTTGCGCCGATTCGCCACCACACCCCATGCAGGAGAGCCGTCGTGAACCTGTCTGACCCGGAAACCCTGAACACCACCTCACGGGTCACAGAAGACCCCGCGGCTGCCAAACACACCACAGGCGGAACCTGCGCCGCCTGCCAACCCGACAAGGAGACACCATGACCCGCCGCATCTTCCGCTACGAAATCCCCATCGACGACCAACCCCACGAAATCCCAGCCGGCAAAGTCGTGCACCTCAACGAATACCGGCTGAAACACATCACCGGGGAACGCAACCGTGTCGAAGTCTGGGTAGAAGTCACGCTCGGCGGCACGAGTATCGCCGACGACATCAACGGCACCCAGCACGTCCAAATCATCGGAACCGGCCACACCATCCCAGACGGTGCCGCCCACCTCGCAACCTGCCTCGACGGGCCACTCGTCTGGCACCTCTACCAGATCCAGGAGCAGCCATGAAGATCACCGCCAGCCAACTCACGCCCGACCACATCGGCAAACCCCTCATCTACCGCACGGCCGAATTCACCATCAGGGGCATCCTCGACGGCTACAGCTTCCGCACCGCCGAACGCGTGTTCTCGATGGGCGGCCCAAACCCAGTCCGCTCAGAAGTCCAAGGAGAACTAACCATCCTCCACGTCGGGACCTACAACATCTGGTCCGGAACCCCACTCGAAACAGGAGACCCCGAATGAGCCTCTGGATAGCCCCAACGGGAACCAAGCTCGCGTCCGACGATTGGACCGAAATCGGCGCAACCCCCATCTGGGACGGCCTCGTAATCGACAAAGCCGCCGAGAGATGCGCCGAAATGAACGAGGCAATGAAAACCCTCGCCACCGCAGCCACCGAAGTGACACTCACCTTCCGCACGCTCACCTTCAACCGGAGACTCCTGTTCGGCCTTTCACGCAAACAAGACCGCATCCTCCGCGGCATCGAAAAGAAGCAACTACTCCACAAGGGAGGCAAACCATGAGCAACCAACTCGGCTTCACCCGCCGCGCCGACAACCCCAAAACCGGGATCACCATCGGCGAACTCTACGCATTCATCCAAGAAACCGAAGCCCTCAACCTCGACCCACGCACACCCATCAAAGTCAGCATCGGATGGCGGCAACAAGTCCAAACCATCACAGCAGGAGAACGACCATGACGACCGAGCAAGAAGCCATCGACCAGCATGACCCGACAGGCGCCCAGATGCGGGCCCTCTTCGCGAGGATCGAACGGCTATCGACCGCGAATGCCGCCCTCGCCCAGCAGGTCATCAACGGATCCGACCGCCTCCAAGAAAGCGCCCTCCAGATCGCCGCCGACGCATGGGACGAAGGAGCGCACGCCGCACTCAAGTCCGAAGGGTATGCGGTCACCGACAACGCGGCCGTACTCAAAACCAACCGCTACCGCGCCATCATCCGTGAAAAGGAGACTCGAGCATGACCCTGCTAACCATCGCGATCATCCTCCTCGGCATCGCGCAAACCATCCAGGTATGCCACAACCACATCAGCACCAAACGCCTGGCGGCACTCGAAGCAAAAGCCTCGGCACGACCGTCGCCCGGCATCATCAATATCACCGTCCCCGACGAGGCTTCCGCGCATGCGTACTTCAGCGCTGCACGGTTCGAAGCCCGGCGGCACACGCGGACCCAGGGCGGTGGACAATGACCTGCACCACACCAGGATGCGGCAGGGCAACGAGCATGTACCTCTGCACCGAATGCATCATCGAACTCGACGGGCTGCTCAAGAAGGTCGACTTCCTCATCGTCAACCTCCACCCCCAGCTCCAAGCAACCAAAGTCACCCGACGACCAGGAGGATCCGAAGGCGGCAACGGGACAAGCAAAGCAGGATCACGGCCACCCGTCAGCATCGATGCCGGACTCACCCGAGCATGGCTCATGGCGCTGCCCAAACGAGCCTACGAAGCCGCAACCCACGACCCCGAAGCCGGCCGCAAACTCGCCATGGCCAGAGTCTGGATACCCAACGCAGAAGACCTCGTCTACGGCCCACGAGCCGACTACGCCGACCCCGACGCGAGAACCAAACTCCAATCAGGGATACCCGACGAACCCATGACCACGCACGCCCTCAAGAAATGGCTACTCGTCACCCACGAGATCCGCATCGACGGCGCACGCATCAGGCAATGGGTCAAACGCGGATACCTCCAACGGAACAACGCTGCAGGCTGGCCAACCTACGACCCCGCCGCGGTCCTCCTACTGCTCGGCAAACATCCAGGCAACACGCGGAAAGATGAGAGTTGCGTGGGTTAAACCAATCAAGTAAAGTGTGACGCATCGGGACAACTTGACGTACCCGAAACCAAGCCGGACCCCCAGGGCCCGGCTTTTTTGATGCCCGGCGCGGGAGACCTACCATGTAGCGTCCCGCGCCGGGTCACAACACCCGTCAACGCCGATACTTGCTGCGGCGAAGGTAGTGCACACAAAGCCCGAGCAACTTTCCTCCGGGCCGCACACCTGCGGGCGCATCCGTAGCTCAGTCGGTAGAGCCAAGGCGCGCAGGTTCAAACCCTGCCGGATGCACGTAACACTGTGCGGCGGCACATGCTCAACACGCACCACAGGATGGCAACCCACTGCCCGGGAAGCGCCCGTCACAGCGCTGCATACTTCCCGTCATGAGCCTTCCACCATGACGGGGCAACACCTGACGGCGACCATCGACACACTCTCGGGAAGCCCAAGCGCTGCGATCAGAGCCGCCGTCAAACACGTCCACGCAAGCAGGTGACAACGTGGCCAGCAGTCGAACCGGCACAACACGATGGATGAACGCCCGCGACTACGCACTCAAAGAAGCCCAAGCCAAAGGGCAAACACGCTGCCCATACTGCGGATGCACGCTCAACTACCAACAAAAGAACACACCTAACGGTGCATGGGTAGACCACCGAATCCCATACTCAAACGGCGGAACAGACGACCAACACAACCTCATCGTCTGCTGCCGAACCTGCAACATCAGCAAAGGCAACCGCGCTGCCCCCAAAACACGCACCATCATGGCCCACAAGCCACTCCGCACCAGCCGAACCTGGTGAACCGGCGGCCCAAACCAACACCCCAGACAGGGGTGGGGGAGAGGGGTTCCCCGCCCCGCCGCGCCAGCCCCTCCGGGCATAGCGAAAATCCCCCTCCGGCATGCTCCAGAAACGACGCGAAGCATAAACCGCATCTGACTAGGCCATTTAGGAGCTGCTGTGACGATTCTTGCCGCGGCATCCTGCGCCGAGTGTGGGAGTGAGTTTCCGAGGAAAAATAGCCGTCAGAAGTTCTGTTCTGATAAATGCCGGTACCGGCAAAAGGACAGGGGTCGAAGCATCGATTGCGCGGCCTGCGGCAAGCCGATGTTGCGCGGGGGCAAGCATGTCGAGGGCCTTTCTGTGCACATGTCGTGCCGCGGCGGTCATGGCTCTCCGGGTGAGTATGCGAAGGGCTGCAGATGCGTTGAGTGCTTGGCCGGAAATTCGAAACGGTGGAGCACGTATCGGCAGAAGTACTTCGCGGAGCACGGGGAATTTCCGGATCGCCTTTGGATTGACCCCGAGTTGCGGATCGCACTGCACGAGCGCGACGACTGGACTTGCCAGCTTTGCCACGAGCCCGTGGATCGTGAGGCAGCAACGTTGGATCGGCTAGCCCCAACACTGGACCACATCGTTCCCCGATCGCACCAGATCGTTCCTGACCATTCACCTCAGAATCTGCGGACCGCCCATCGATGGTGCAATTCGGTTCGTGGCAATCGCGTTTAGGGCGGAGGCTGCATCATGGATGTTCCTGCTGGCCTTGGCGTTCGTGGTTTAGGTGTCTGGGAGGCGTTGAAGTCGGGCGATGTGGCCCGCGATGCGCTGGCCGTGGAGGCTGCTCGGAGCGCTGATCGTCTTGACGAGTTGGACAACATCATTCAGGGCAAGGGTGTCCTGAACCTCATGATTTTCCGGCTGGACATGGATTCCAGTAAAGACGGCGAGTACAACGTCGAGGTCAAATTCCAGAATGTGCTTTCGGAGGCTCGGCAGCAGCAGGCGACGTTTGCGAACTTGCTGGAGAAGATCGACAAGCTTTCGTTGACAGCTCGGGCCCCGAAGGGTGACAAGAACAGGACGCTGCCGGCCGGTGTGACTGCGCTGGACAAGATCAGGGCGCGGGTGAGACAAGAGACCGGGTAGGTGGTACCGCGTGACGCTGGTTGGTGATCAGAACGCCCGGTATCAGGTCATGCCGAAGTGCCCTGGCGCTTCTTTGGTTCATGCTGAGGCGTGTATTGATCTTGCGGAGTCGTATGGTCTGACGCTTGATGAGTGGCAGAAGAACACTGTTCGCGCTTGGTTGCGGATTACTCCTGAAGGCAAGTGGTGCGCTTCCACTTGGGGCCTCAGTGTTGCCCGCCAGAATGGCAAGAATGGCGCATTGGAAGCGGTTGAGCTTTATCTGATGGTGATGCTTGGCCATAAGGTCCTGCACACTTCGCATTTGCTGACGTCGGCTCGTAAGGCGTTCAAGCGGCTCATGCATTTCTTTGGCCGGAAGGTCAATGATCCGAATGCTTTGTATCCGGAACTGAATGCGATGGTTGTTGAGATCCGCAAGACGAATGGCCAGGAAGCTATTGAGCTGAAGAATGGCGGGCTGATCGAGGTTGGCGCCCGTACTGGTGGCGCCGGCCGCGGCGCGTCGTTTGATTTCCTTGTAGTGGATGAGGGCCAGGAGTACGAAGAGGACGAACAGGAAGCCCTTGAGGCTACGACTTCTGCCTCCCCGTCTGGTGACCCGGTGACCATCTACATGGGCACGCCTCCGAAGGTGGTGGGCGAGCGCGGAGAGCCTTTCCTTCGTGTCCGCTCGGCCGCTGTGACTGGCCGTTCTGTTCGGGCTGCATGGGTTGAGCATTCACCGCAGGGCGAGTTGGACAAGATGTCCGAGATTGAGCTTCAGGCGTTTGTTCGGGATCGGATGAATTGGGCTGCCGGCAATCCGGCGATGGGAATCCGAATCACTGCGGAGACCATCGAGGGTGAGATGGAGCGTTGGTCGGCGCGGTCGTTCGCGCGAGAGCGTCTGAACATGTTCCCTTCCCCGGCTGAGGTGCTGGAGCTCGCGTTCTCAGAGAAGGCATTGAAGCGTCTCGGCGTAGGCGTGGATGGTATCGACCCGGATGCGCCTGTCTTGGCGTTCGGTGTGGACATGAATCCGGAGCGCACGAAGGTTTCCATCTGCGCCACAACGACTGGGCCGGATGAGAAGAAGCACCTTGAGCTGGCTGCTGATGCGCCGTTCTCGGAGGCAGGCATTCCGTCATTGGTCGACTGGCTGTGGGAGCGCGCCAAGCGACGTGTGCCGGTCATCATCGATGCGTTCAGCCCGGCGCGTGACCTTCTTGAGGCTCCGTTGAAGAAGCGCGGACTCAAGGTGTTCATCCTTGACGCCAATGAGTTCACGCAGGCCTGTGGGCAGCTGTACCAGGCGGTGAATCGCGAGAAGTCGATTACGTGGTTCGAGGAGCAGGAGCATCTGTTCAATTCGCTCAAGGCGACCGTGAAGGAGCCTCTGAAGAATCGGCCCGGTTCGTTCAAGTGGAATCGGGTTGATCTGGAGTCTGACATTTCTCCGACGATGGCCGCGACTTGCTCTCTGTTCGGTTCTATCAAGTTTGGTCGTCGTCCGCGGTCTGCGGGTTCGTCTCGTTCGCGTCATGCGGTGGTTTTGTGATTGGTGGTGGTGCCCGTGGCTCGTGAGCTTGAAGCTAGCGAGGAGTCTCTGTTCTTGGGGATGCTGCGCACGATCCGCCAGCGGGACCGGCGCAACAGGCTGCGTCGGGACCTGTACGACGCGAAGTCGAAGCTGGAAAAGGTCGGGTTCTCGGTCCCCCCTCACATGGTGGACTTTCAGACTCCTGTCGGCTGGGCGGAGAAGGCGGTGTCGGTTCCGGCGGCGCGGATCAGCTACGAGGGTTTCCGGCTGAATAGCCAGTCTTCACTTCTCGATGACCTGTCGAAAGTCTTTGATGGTCAGTACACGTCGAAGCTGATTCATGGTTCGATCAAGTCGAGTCTGAAGCATGGGCCGGCATTCGTTTTCCTCACCCGCGGTGATTCGACCAGCGGCGAGCCTGATGTTGTCGTCGCGGCGAAGTCAGCGTTGGAGGCTACCTGCATCCAGGATCCACGGACGGGCACCGTGAAGGCGGCGCTCGAGATGGTCGGCCAGGATGAGGCGCTGTTGTACCTACCGGGAAACGTGCTCGACGTCTTCAAGAGGGACGGCAAATGGTCCGTCGTGGACGAGTACGCGCAGCCTCATGATCTCGTGTTGTGCGAGCCGTTTGTTTGGGATTGGGATCTGGATCGCCCGTTTGGGCGCTCCCGTATTTCCCGTCCCCTGATCGGTTCGATTGAGCGTGGTGTCCGGACGTTGCTGCGTGGCGAGGTCACGGCCGAGTTCTTCTCGGCTCCGCAGCGGTCGTTGCTGGGCGCTGACGAATCGCATTTCACTGACAAGGATGGAAACCGGATCGACCTGTGGAAGATGATCACAGGTGGCGTGTGGGCTCTTCCGGATGTTTGGGACGAGGACGAAGGCAAGCTGGTCCGGGCGCAGTTGCAGCAGCTGCAGCAGGCGTCGATGAGCCCGCACTTCGACATGTTCAAGTCCATTGGTCTGCAGGTGGCTTCGGAGCTGTCGATGCCGATCAGTTATCTGGGTGTTCAGCATAATCAGCCTCAGAATGAGGGGGCGATCAAAGCCGAGGAAGCGTCGATGATTTCTCTGATCGAGTATCAGACGAAGTTGTCTTACCGGCCGGCGATGTTGAATCTCGCACGCAAGGTCCTCGCGGTCATGCATGAAGGTGTCTCTGATTCGATGGCCACCGACTTGCGGAGTCTCTCGATCCGATTCACGGATCCTGGTACACCGACTATTTCGGCCCGGTCGGATGCCGCGCTGAAGTATCAGACGGCGTTCCCTGATGGTGATCCGGTGCTGGCGATGGAGATGTACGGACTGACGGATGAGCAGATCCGGCGCAATGTCGAGTATGCGCGACGCGGGCGTGCCAAGTCGCTGGTCGAGCAGTTAGTGGGTACGCGAGAGCAAGCACCTACTGGGACCGAACCGGCGCCCGCCGACGCGAGCGCCGCCGAGGAGGCATAGTGTCATCCCGGGTCCTGGAGAAGCTGCAGTCGTCCAACGACGCCATTTCGGATGCCGTGGAAGGCGAGCTCAGGAAGGTGCTTGCGAGCGTCAATCTCTCGAACCCGACGGCAGCGCGTGAAGCGTTGTTTGATGCGATCCCTCCGCTCGTTGAGCGTTGGGGAGACGTTGCTGCGACTGTCGCGGCGGAGTGGTTTGAAGAGTTCCGGGTGGTCGAAGGCGTGTCAGGGTCGTTTACGGCGCAACTCGCGGATCCGGTCCCGCTGGAGATGGTGAACTCTCGCCTTGGGTACGCGACTCGAGAGTCGGGTCACCTGTTCGCGGGCCAGGAGGACGACTTCGGGGCGTTTGTGTCGCTCATGGTGAATGAGTACGCCATGAAGCCGGGGCATGACACGGTGATGCAGAATGCACGCCGAGATAAGGTTCCGTTCGCCCGCGTGCCGGAGCCCGGCGCCTGCGAATGGTGTCTGATGCTAGCTTCCCGAGGTTTCGTGTACTCCCGAGCGACCGTCGACCAGACCGAGGACGGCGAGCGGTATCACGGCCACTGCCGGTGTCACGCGATGCCTGTCTACGACGAGACCCGTGCCCGCGTGATCTACGGATACGACCCCGAACGGCTCTACGCCGAGTACCGGGGCGACTACTAATTTTCAGTCTTCCCGTCCTGTGATTGTGACGGGCCGCCGTGTGATGCGGCACCAACAAAATGGAGGAAACCATGCCCAAGTCCGCTACGCCCATTTTTGAGCCGAAGCCTTACTACATGACCGCGATCGGCATGCAGGGTGCCCGCTTCATTGAAGGCGGTGCGGTTGGGGGCGGATCCGGAAAGCCCGGCGATGAGCCCAAGCCGAATGAAGGAAGCAGTGGCGCGGAAAAGCCCGAGCCGCCGAAGCCCTCCGAGCCTGAGTTCAAGTCGCCGGAGTCCAAGGATGCCGCGATGGCAGACCTCCTGAAGGAGCGCGAAGACCGGAAGCGGTTCCAGAAGGAAGTCACCGAGCGTGACAAGCAGATCGGAACGCTGACGGAAAGTCTGACTGCGAAGACCAACGAGGTGGTGGAGCGTGACGCGACCATCGCCGAGAAGGATGCAGAGATTGCCGTACTCAAGCTCGCGACCGGCCACGGGATCATCGAGGACGAGGACATCGAGCTGCTGACGTCCATCACCGATGTTGCCAAGCGCGAAGCCCTCGCCAAAAGGCTGGCGACGAACAACGGCACCGGCGTCGTCCGGAAGTCCGGAACCGGCTCCAACGCAAGCACCACGGGCGGCTCGATTGCCGAGCACCGCCGTCAAATCGCAGAACGCAAACAGAAGTAGAGAGGGGCACGACATGCCTGAACTGATTCGTGATACCCCGTGGGGCGGGAACAGCCACAAGTGGCTCGGCTCCGCCCACGGGACGGGGAACGCTCCCACGGGCACCCCAGACGTTGCGGCTTTCACCGCCGCAACCCACTACCCGAAGGGTTACCTGCCCGAAGGTACCCCGGTCGACGCGACCGATCTCGCCAAGCTGAAGCCCTATGTGGCTCCGGCGGAGGGTGAGCCGGCGATCAACCTGGGCTTCCTGCTGGACAATGCCCGCGTCGTAGACGGCAAGGCGACTCCGGTCGCTGTCATCCGCCACGGCTCCATCATCGCCGAGTTCATTCCCGGCGACTTCACTGCCCCGGCTTTCGCGCCGGGCTTCATCTTCGAATAAGGGAGGGGGTACATCATGGCACTTTGGGATGACCTGATCGATCCTGTTGAGCTGACCGCCGAAGCGCGGGAAGCAGCCGACGAGGCGGAAGCGCGCAAGGGTTCCCTTGCCCGGTTCCTGCCGAACGTGGAAGTCGCCGACATTCACGTGGAAGTCGTTGAGTCCGAGAGTGGACTTGTCGAGGAAGCGCAGTACCGCGCATGGGACGCTGAGCCGGAAACGGCTGGCGGCGACCAGGGTGGCGGGTTCTCGATCAAGCTGCCCGCGCTCGGCCAGAAGCGTTTCATCACCGAGTACCAGCAACTGCGCAACCGCAATGCGGGCGACGCGGAACTGCGGGCTTCGATCGTGAAAACGGCCCGGAAGACGGCGGTGGCCGTGGTTTCGCGGATGGAGCGCCAGCGCGCCATTGCGCTGCTGACCGGCAAGACGACCATCACCGGGCGCCGCTACAACTCCGAGGATGACTTCGGCCGCGACCCGTCGCACACCACGGAAACCCCCGTTTCGTGGGCCGACCCCACCGTTTCGCGGCTGGCCGACCTCGAAGCGCTCGTGGACAAGTACGTGACCACCAACGGCGTCGAGCCGGGTGCGATCGTGCTGTCCAAGCGCATCCTGCGCGCCCTGGGTGCTGGCGACGAGTTCGCCACTGTCCTGGCCAACGGGTCCAACCGTCGGGCAACCGACGAAGAGATCCGCAGCGTCATCGCCGGGGCCGGACTGCCGGAGATCGAGGTCTACGATCGCCGGACCTCGCAGGGGCTGTTGATCCCGGACGACACCCTGCTGCTGCTGCCGGAGCCGGGCGCAACCTCGGCCGCCGAGCAGACCGAGCTGGGTGCTTCGTTCTGGGGCCGCACGCTGACTTCCATGGCCCCCGAATACGGGATCGAAGCCGTGGAGCAGCCGGGAGTCGTGGTCGCCGCACACAAGAACGAGTCGGTTCCCCACAATGCGTGGGTCGACTCGGATGCGATCGGCCTGCCGGTGCTGGCCAACGCCAACCTGACCCTCGTGGCCAAGGTCTTCGGCTAGTAGATACCCATGTCAGGCGGCCGCGCTCTTCGGGGCGCGGCCGCCTCACTGCAGAGAGGATTCGCAATGCCAAAGATCACGAAGCATGTTCCCGTGCGCCGCGGTTTCGATACCGTTTGGCTCAAGCCTGGCGATGACCTCCCCGATTGGGCTGAGGGCATGGTCGGGGATCACGCCTTGGCGTCCGCTGAAGCGAGTGCTATCCCAGTTGGCGAGGAACCCGCGGGGCCGGAAATTGCCCCGGATCTTGCTCCCGCTGTGGAGCCAGATGCGGAGGCGGAGGTCGAGTCTGAAGCTGAGGCCGCCCCCGACTTCACGAAGCCGGTCGCCACAAAGCGTGGACGCCCGCGTAAGCAGGTGTAGCCGTGGAGCCGCTGGCGACCTTGGCTGACCTGAAGGCGCACTGGTCGGGACTTCCTGCGGACAAGGAAGACGACGCCGAGCAAAAGCTCATGGAAGCGTCCGTCATCATCCGCGAACTGTACCCAGTGGACGCCCGCATCAAGGCTGGCACCCTCAACCCGGACACTGTTCGGCTCGTGGTCTGCCAGATGGTCAAGGCCGCACTGGACGTGGACGAGACGGAGATGCCCGCCGATGTTTCGCAGGCGTCATTCACGACTGGACCATTCACACAGAACCTGTCGTTTCGGTCCCGCGACGGAAACCTGTTCCTGACGAAGCTCCAGCGCCAGTTGCTGACTGGCGGCGGGGCAAGGTCGCGCAAGGCCTTCACGATTACGCCAGGGCGGTGATCCATGCTCTCTCCAGTCAGGTTCTTTCCGAAGAATTGGCGGACGGACGTCGTCGTTCTGCGTGGTGGTGGTCGGGACCCGAAAGGAAACCCGCTGCCGACCGTGGAGATCCCGGTCGAAGGTTGCCTGATTGGTCCACGCTCCACTTCGGAGCCGCTGGACCGCTCAGACACGGCCGAGTCGAACGTGGCCCTGTATCACGACGCATTCTTGTTCCTGTCGAAGGACCGCATCCGGGTGCCCGAGGGCAACCGGATGGCCGGGGAGTGGTCGGTGGCTGGGCGTCCGGGCGAGTGGCCTCTCGGTGTTGAGGTTCCGTTGGTGAGGGCCTGATGGCTCGCACGCGGTACATGCCGGTTCCGAGCGGGTTGCGCGAGATTGCCCGGTCGAAGGCCATGGGTGAGGCGTCGCTTGAGGTGGCGCGGAAGCTGGCCGGTAATGCGAACGCCGTGGGCGAAGCGAAATACGAGGCTGCGACTGAGACAGTCACGGCGGGCTGGGCGAACGAGAAGCGCGCCGGTGCTGTGGTTCGGGAGACGGAGCACCACTTCAAGGACTGGCGTGATGCGGTCCTTCTTCGGACCGCTGCGGCGATGAAAGTGAGGGGTAAACGATGATCGAGGCTTTGGTCTTTCCGGACACACGTTCGGCACTGTTTGACCTCATCGACGGGACCGAGCATTTCTCGTCCTATGCGGGAAAGTTGCAGTCGGTGCGAGCCGTCTACCAGTTGCCTGCGGACAGCTACGGGAGTCTCGAGGGGCCCTTCCCGCTCGCCCAGGTGTTCCCGCCGGTGGGCACTGAAGGGTTCATTGACCGGGTCGATCGGATTGTCGTCGAGGTGTACGCGCCCGGCGAGCAGGCCGTCCAGACGTTGGAGTCAATCAAGGCGTCCATCGTGGGCGACAACATCGAGACGCCGAGCGGGTTCGTCGACACGATCTCCTGCGAAGTCGTCCCGTCCGATGTCCCGTACCAGTCCGACACCTTGAACCGGGCCACAGCGACGTTCCTCGTCGTTTCACGGCCCATCTAGCCCCCGCGGGGGATCACACATTTTCGATGCCCTTGAAAGGGGTTTTTTGCCATGCCTACTTTTGCTGAAATGCAGACCGAGGCCGACGAGCGCGGTCTCATTCGTAAGGTCCAGCGCGCTGTCGCGTTCCTCCGCAAGAAGGGAGAAGCAACCGCTCTGCCGGAGAAGATCATGGAGACCGGCGGCGCCCTCGTCGACCTGAAGGCCGATGGGTGGAAGCCGATCGGTATTGTCACGCCGGATGGCTACAAGTTCGGCCGCGACGTGACGAAGGAGGACGTTGATGCCCTCGGTTACGCGTCGCCTGTGCGTTCGGACATCACGAAGGTTGCCCGCCAGGTCAGCTTCACCCCGCTGGAGCACGGCCGCCGCCACATTCTGGAATTGAAGTACGGGCAGGATCTGTCCGCAATCACCCAGGATGCCGCGACCGGCGAGGTTGTCTGGGATGAGGTGGATCTGCCTGCTGGCGAGGAGTACGAGCTGCTCATCCTCGGCAATGACGGTCCTGCGTCCGCGAACTGGGTTCTCGGCAAGGGCTACCCGGTCGTGAAGCTGGCTGACGCCGGCGAAGAGTCGTGGGGTGGCGAGGACGCGATCGCGAACGAGCTCACTCTCGACATCTACACGGATGACGAACTGGGCATCCCGGTGCGCCACTACATGGGCGGAACTGGCGCCCTGAAGTTCAAGGACGTGCTCGGGTTCTCTGCCCCTGTGGGCGGCTGATCTTTCCCCTCAATCGCGGTGCGCGTCGTTTTCCGGGTGTGGCGGCGCGCACCGTACCAACTCGCACCCGGATTCTGCTTAGGAGTAGAAATGCCCCGCTTCACCAAGGACGACGTAACCGTCGAGACGTCCAACGCCCGGGAGGCTTCCCAGCTTCGCCGCGACGGTTTCAAGGAATCCAAGGCCCGTACAGCCGCCGTCCGCGAGAACGACGCCGCGAAGCCTGATCTCGCCCAGGCCGCGCCGGCAAAGACCGACGCCCCCAAGTCCACCAAGTAGTTCCAACCCCTCACACCCGGAGGTAACACCATGGCGAAAGATACGCCGAACATCAACCTGTCCCTCGCCGCTCTCGAAGCTGAGGTCGATACGCCGGAGCCGTTCGTCTTCGCGCTCAAGGGCGGGAAGCGGATCACGTTCCCGGACATCTTCGACATGCCTCTCGAAGAGGCGACGCAGTTCCTCGACGAGGTCAAGGACATCGGCGACGATCTGCAGGCGCTGGAGAAGTGGCTGTCGCCGGAGGACTTCGCCAAGTATAAGGACGCGAAGCTGAGCCTGCGCATCCACCGGGCGCTCGTGGACCGTGTGACCGCGTACTACGAGGGCAGCCCCCTGGGTGACGCGGGAAACGGCGGCGCCTCCGCGAACTCCTAGGCCGCTACCGTCCGCAGATCCGCGCTGACCTCCTCACGGAGTATCGCGTGGATCTTGCGGCTTGGTATGCCGCGGGCCGGTGGGTGGCATTGCTCGAACTTATCGACATGCTGCCCGCCGCCTGCCGGTTCAACGAGGCCATAGCGAACGACCCCGATATTGCCCGCGAGATGGCTCTGATGCCTCGCGAGGAGGGCGACTGGGCGCCACGCGTGTCGGAGTACCAGTTGACGCACCACATGCTTTCCGTCCTGATTTCCGAAGTGAAGCAGGTCAAGCAGGGGATCACCGTCCAGGTGACTCGCAAGGCCCCGAAGTCTGAGAAGCCGTTCCCCGCGCCGCGTACTGCGCTCGATGCCGCCATGGCCGAGCTCGACCGGCAGTGGACTGAAGACTTTGTGGCCCAGTTCGGGTTCGGCCCGGAAGACATTTAGGCGCCCCCACGCCACACATTCGATACAGGAGAGCCGCCCCTTACCGGGCGGCTTTCTTGCGTGCCCGCACAGGAGGCCCACATGCCCGTTATCGGTATCGCTGAGCTCCTGGTTCAGCCCGTCTTCTCGGGTGCGCAGAACAAGGTCGAGCGGGAGATGGGCCGCATCATGCCGCGGGCGGGCCGTGACGCGGGCCAGAAACTCGGCAAGGGCATGGCCGACGGGTTCAACGCCGAGACCGCGGGCCTCGAAGCGGAAGTGGCGCGCATCGGCAAAAGCGTTGCGAAAGCCGAGAGTGACGTAACCGCGTCGAAGAACCGGATGGCCGCCGCATCTGCGGCCGAGTCGAAGGCTCTCGGCGACGTACGTGTCGCCGAACTGAAACTGCAGGAGACCCGCGACAGTTCAAACGCGAAGGCGTCTCAGGTTGCCGCCGCCGAGGAGAAGCTTTCTGCCCTCCGCGGCAAGGCGATTGCTGCGACGGTGAGCCGGGAGAACGCCGAGCACAATCTGTCGCGAACGACCGTTGCCCTGGGCGAGGCCCAGAAGACTGCGTCGAAGGCGTCCACCGAGCTCGAGACGCACATGAAGAACGTCTCCAAGGAATCCGTGAAGACGGAGCGCGACGTTGACCGTCTCGGCGCACGCCTCTCGCGGGCGTTCAAGGGGAGCCCACTTGGCGGCTTGGTGACGAGCATCCGTAGCGATTCGAACCGGATCAACGTAGATCTGCACAAGATGGCCAACGATGTGTCTCAGGCGGGCACCCGTGGCGGCCGTGCGTTTACTCAGGCCTTCATCGGTGTTGTAGGCGGCCTGTCTGCAGTCACGCCGGCTGCTGGCGCTGCTGGGGCGGCGCTGCTGGTTGGTGCAGGTAATGCGCTGACTCTTGCGGCATCGCTGGGCCAACTGGCAGGCGTCGCGGCCCTGGTCCCCGCCGGGCTCATGGCCATTGGTGGGGCGGCTGGCGTGCTGGTCACTGCTTTTGCTGGCGTTGGAGAGGCTTTGAAGGCGGCCACGGACCAACAGGCCGCGTTCGTGGCTAACCCGCGTATCGCGGCTATGGCGGTGCAGGACGCCATGCAGGCCATCACCGTGGCTGAGGAGAATGCTGCCCGCTCGCAGGAGCAGGCTGCTCGCCGGGTGGCTGATGCGAAGCGTTCCCTGCAGGACACCATCGAGTCGGTTGCCGAGGCTGAAAAGAACGCTGCGGAAGCCATCGAGGATGCCGTCCGTCGGGTCCGCGACGCTAAGCGTGATTTGCAGGACGCGATTGAGAGTGCCGCAGAGGCCGACGTATCTGCCGCTGAGGCGCAGGAGCAGGCCGCACGGCGCGTCCGTGACGCCAAGCGTGACCTGCAGGACGCCATTGAGCGCGTCGCTGAGGCGCAGGTCCAGGCGGCGCGGGCGATTGAGACTGCTGAACGCCGCGAGGCGGAGGCGGTCAAGGATGTCATCGATGCGCAGAAGGATCTTGCTGAGGCCAGGGATAAGGCCGCGAACAAGGCCGCTGAGGTTAGCAAGAAGCTGGCAGCAGCTGACAAGCAAGCCGTTGACACGGCTCTTGCGTACCGTCGCGCCACCGAGGCGTACAACAACGCGAAGGCTGACCCGACGGTTGGCGCCGCCCAGATGTCTCAGCTTGAGAGCAACATGGCAGCCGCTTTGGCTGCCGATCAGCGTGCCAAGCAGTCGGTTGAAGACCTGGGCAAGGAGCGGAAAGCTGCCCTGGCCGAGGAAAAGAAGGGCAATGAGGCTGTCCAGTCGGCTGAGGAGAAGCTGGCAAAGGCTCGGCAGGCGGAGGCTGACGCTGTTCAGAGCCGCAAGAATGCTGAGGCGAAGTCGGTCAAGCAGCAGCGTGACGGTGTCCGGCAGATTGCGGATGCCCAAGAGGACATATCTGACGCTCTAAAGGCCCAGAAGAAGGCGCACACTGACGCGGCCAAGTCCGCGGAGGATGCCGCCCGTCGTATTGCTGATGCTCAAGAGGGTGTTGCTGATTCTCTGAAAGATGAGAAGGACGCTCACGCTGATGCGGCGAAGGTCGGTGCCGATGGTGCCCGCCAGATAGCTGATGCGCAGCGGGCCATCCGGGATGCGACGCAGGATGCTGGCCAGGTCCAGGTTGATTCTGCTCGTGCTGTTGATCAGGCCCATCGAAATCTTGAGCGTACGCAGCTCCAGCAGGCCGATGCCGCCGCCCGTGCGGGGGACAAGTCTGCGCAGGCAATGGCGAATCTCACGCCCGCTGCACGTGCCGCGGTCGTCGCTTTGTTGGCTGTGAAGGACCGGTTGAGCGAGGTCCGAAAGATCGCGCAGGAGAACTTCTTCGCTGGGTTTGTTCCCCCGCTGATGGCGCTTGCAGATACGGTGATCCCGCAGCTGGCGGTGGGCGTCGGGGCGATTGCTACCGCCCTTGGGGCTGGTGCGCAGACGCTCATGAACTCGCTGAACACGGCCTTTGATGGCGGCGTGTTGACGGGACTCCTGAAGGGGGTAGCGCAGACCGTAACCGTTTTGAACACGGCCATCGATCCGCTGGTGCAGTCGTTCGTGACGCTCGGCGTGGTGGGCATGGAGTACATGCCTCGGCTGGCGCAGTGGATTTCGGATATCGCTGACCGGTTCAACGGATTCATTCAGGCGAGTGCCGCTGATGGGCGGTTGGTCGGCTGGATTGATGCAGGTATTCAGGGGCTCAAGGATTTGGGCTCGATCGTCGGCAGCGTGTCCGGCATGTTCGCATCGCTGACGCGGGCTGCTGAAGCTGGCGGAGCTGTGTCCACGCTCGGGGGGCTTGCTGCGGGGTTGCGGGATATTGACGCGGCCATGAAGGGCGAGGTCTTCCAGACGACGATGTCCAAGCTGTTCGCTGGTGCTGAAGCCGGGTCGCAAGGCCTGTTGGACGCGCTGACTGCGATGAACCAGGCGTTCGTTGTGGGCGCTGATGCGTTCTCGGACTTCCTCCGCCTCGGCGGTGAGATCTCGGGCGCGTTCTTGGGTGGCATCTTCACGGCGCTTTCCAACCCAGACTTCGGTTCGGGGCTGACGACGTTCATGGAGCACCTGCGGGCTGGTGTAGATCAGATTGTCCCGCTGCTTCCCGGGCTGACTGGCGGGCTGGGACTCTTCCTGACCGCTATGGGTCCGATTGTGGAGGTACTTGGCCCGAGCTTGATCAAGGTGTTCACCGCGTTCGCGGACAGCCTCGGATTTGTGCTGGGCGTCTTTGAGCCGTTGCTGGTGTTGATCGCCGGGAGCCCTATCGCCATGGGCCTGTTGATCGGCGCGTTTGCTGCCACAAAGGCTGCGTCCGCGGCGTTGACGGCCGCTGGGAACGTGCAGCGAATCATGATGGGCCTCTGGCGAGGCGCCACCATGGCGATGACGGCGGCACAGAAAGCTCTCAACCTTGCGATGAAGGCCAATCCGATCGGCTTGGTCATCACTGTGATCGGGCTTCTGGTTGGCGCGTTGGTCTGGCTCTACAAGAACAACGAGACCGCCCGGAAATTCATGGATGCGGCGTGGATCGGCATAAAGCTCGCCGTCCAGGTTGCTTGGAGCCGGATCAAGAAGGTCTTCGAAACGCTGAAGAAGTGGTTCACGGTCATCCTGCCTGCCGCTTGGGGCGTCCTGAAGTCAGTGAACGCTGTTGCTTGGGACGCGATCAAGAAGAAGATCGGCGACATCTGGGGCGGGATCAAGTCCTGGTTTGGGTCGATCAAGTATTGGTTCACGGTGACGTTGCCGGAGGCGTGGAACCTTCTCAAGGCGGTCAACAAGGCTGTTTGGGATGGAATCAAAAAGAAGATCGGCGACATCTGGACTGGCATCAAGTCGACCTTCCAATCGATCGATTCCTTCATCCGAGGAACGCTGGCAACGGCGTTCAAATGGCTGCGTGACAATCTAATCAAGCCGGTTTGGGATGGGATCAAGAACAAGATCTCTGCCGTCTGGACTAAGGGGATCAAACCCGTATTCCAGGTTCTTGGGAACTTCATCAAGGACCATGTCGCGCCCGCTTTCAAGAAGGGCGTGGATGCGGTAACGAGCGCGTGGGAGAAGATCAAGTCTGCCGCGAAGAAGCCAGTGAAGTTCGTCATCGACAAGGTCATCAATGGTGGCATCATCGGTGCGTTCAACAAGGTTGCCGGGTTCATTGATCCGGGCGGAAAGGTCATCAAGAAGCTCGCGGAAGTCAACATTCCCGGGTTCGCTCGGGGTGGCTGGACTGGTCCTGGTTCGAAGTATCAGGAAGCCGGCGTTGTCCACGCTGACGAGTTCGTGATCAAGAAGGAATCGCAGCGGGACATCAGCCGCAAGGCTCCTGGTCTGCTGGATGGCCTGAACCGGTTCGGCGCAAGAGCGCTCGGCTATGCCGGCGGCGGCCTGGTGCACCCGATGGACCCTCGCCACCGAGGCATTTCGGCTGGGTGGCACGGATACCCGGGCCACCTTGGCACGGATTACCCGGCACCGGTGGGGACTTCGGTGTTCTCTCCGGGCCCGGGTGTCGTTGCGCAGACCGGCTGGAACCTTCCGGGCGGTACGGGCAAGCAGGTGTGGATCAACCACGAAAACGGCCTCATGTCCCGTGTGCACCACCTGTCGCAATGGCTAGTCAAGGCAGGCGACACGGTCAAGGCCCATCAGGCTATTGGCAAGGTGGGCATGACCGGCAACACGACCGGCCCGCACGCCCACTGGGGCGTGATGGACGGTCGGACCTACATGAACCCTGCGTCTGTTTGGGGCAGTGGCAAGGGTGGCTCTGGCGACTTCTACGAGGGTGCTGGAGGTGGATTCAATCCGCTTCAGGGTCTTCTCGACTTGACCGGCAAGATCGGCAACTGGGTGGCGGACAAGTTCCCGGGTGGCGGCAAGGTGGTCGAGATCGCTCAGGGGCTCGGGTCGAAAACGCTGACGGGTGTCACGGATTGGGTCAAGGGAATGATCCCGAATCTCAAGGACATGGCTGGCGCTGCCGTGAACACGGTGAAGGGCTGGTTCGGTGGGGGCTCCGGGAAATACCGGGGCATTGCCGCGGAAGCTCTCAAGCGCACCGGCGACTACAGCGACTCGAACCTCGATGCGTTGATGCGCCGGATGAAGCAGGAGTCCGGGTATGACCCGAATGCGGTGAACAACTGGGACTCCAACGCGAAGCGCGGTACCCCATCCAAGGGACTTATGCAGGTGATCGGCCCGACGTTCGATCAGTACCGTGACAAGTCGCTTTCGAGCAACATCATGGATCCGCTGGCGAATATCGTGGCGTCGATCAACTACACGAAGTCGCGTTACGGGTCTGTCCAGGCCGGGTGGAACCGGCAGGGCGGATACGCGGATGGCGGACTCGTTCAGGACCAGCGGTCGTATCTCTATGACCGTGGGGGTGTCCTGAATCCTGGCCTCACTTCGATCGTCAATGCCACACGCAAGCCGGAGGCAATCCTCACCGGCCAGCAGTGGCAGGACGTCCACCAGCTGGCCATGGCTGGTGGCGGCAGTGGTGGAAACACGTACCAGTTCACGGTTCCGGATCGGGCTACGGCCCGGGACTTCTTTGAAGAGGCGCAGTTCCAAGCGCGCCGCAACAGTCGAGGAGGTGCTGGACGCCGATGATGTTCCGTTTTGGTGGTGTCGAGTTCGGTGGCCGTACTGGTCCGTTGATCGTGACGGATTTCGATCCGGGTAGTGCGGCGCTGGTGGTCAATGACCACCAGCGTCCAAACCGGGACGGGGTCATGTCGGGTCGGGACTACCTGGGTGGGCGGACGTGGGCATTCGACATCTCCACGAACCGCCGCGACGTCTTGGGGGCGCTGGAATCTTCCGGCGCCCTCGAGGCTGCGTGGAAGAACAGGAAGGTCCGGCTGAGGCCGAACGTCAATGTCCCTCTGTCATACGAGGTGGGCGGACGTTGGCGGCGCGTCTATGGCCGGCCCAACAACTATGCCGGTCCCAAGGGCGATGTGCTCGCGGAGCGCGGTGTGGGCCGGATCGTCGCCGATTTCAGGGTGAATGATCCGCTTCATTATGACGAGGCAGAAACGGTCGTTGTCCTGACGATCGTTCCCGCGGCGGCTGGCGGCCTGCGTACCCCGTTGGTGGCCCCGCTGTCGACTGTCCGTTCATCGGCTCCACGTGTGGGCCTTGTGGACAACACGGGTGACGGGGAGACGCCACTGAAGGTCACGTTTCATGGGCCGGTGGTGAATCCGTGGGTGCGTGCAGCTGCTGGTTGGGAGATCGGGCTGACGGGGACGTTGGCTTATGACGTTTCGGTGACCGTGGACGCCATGGCGGGCACGGTGAAGCGCTCCGATGGGGCGAGCGTTGCCGGGATGCTGACCCGCAAGACGCGGCTGTCTAGCGCGGTCTTGCCGGTCGGCCGGTCGGACGTCACGTTCGGTGGTGCGGATATCACCGGCACGGCGACCGCAACCCTCGCGTGGCGCAACGCCTACCAGTCGATCTGAACCCGAATAACCGAATACAAGTTCTTGGAAGGCCTCCGATTCGTCGGGGGCCTTCCTCTTTTACCTTTTGAATGGATGTGGTCTGAGTGGCTGTCGAGAACCCCCCATGGCTTATTGGCGGGCCGGATAAGGACACGCCGGGGCCGGAACACACGGCCGATGTTGCCCGCCTGCTGGCGTACGTGGCGTCCGCCGGATCCGAGGGCATTGTCACCCCTGCCGCGCTGCGCGTGGCGGCCCAGGCGACCCCGACTACATCGGTGCGCGTCCTCACTGGTGCGGGCCTGATTTTGAATCGGTACACGGGGGCAGGCGAGCAGACTTATACGTTCCGCAACCCGACGCAGACGACCGTTCCCATCACGGCTACCGGCTCGGCGGGTGGGCGTACGGACCTTATCGTTGCCCGGATCCTCGACCCGCAGTACGAGGGCCAGGCCCCGGCAAATCCGCAGACATTTGAGTACGCCCGTTTCGCGGTCATTCAGGGTGTCCCGGCTGGCACGAAGTCGGCCCGTGACTTGAATCTGACGTATCCGGCGATCGCCTTGGCGAAGGTCACTATCCCAGCAAACACGGCGACGATTACGCAGGCCATGATCACTGACCTGCGGGAGGTTGCGAACCCGCACAAGGATTTTGTCCTGCGTGCTAAGCCCGCGGTTGTTGCGACGGCAGAGACGCTGGGCGCGACATCCACTGTCGGGGAGTGGTTCCCGAATGTGGGTGGTGCGCAGAGCGTAACGATCCCCTGGTGGGCTACCCGAGTCCTGATCGAGGCGTCTTGGCTGCAGGTCCGCGAAGCGGGCGGTAACGCGTTCGGGGAGTGCTGGGTGGAGTGGGGTCCATATGACGGCCCTAGCGCCCGCCAGTACTCCACGCAGCGCTTCGATTGGAATAGCAAGGCCGGCAATGACGTCGCCCGTACCACTTGGGAAGTCGCGGACGACCGGTACATTCCAGCGGCACTGCGTGGAACCGATCAGTCGTTCGTGATGAAAGCCCGGATCGATGGTTCGACGGCTTCTTCGGCACGTCCAATGATCGATGCAAAATCTGGCGTGAAAATGCGGCTGACCTTTCTTGAGGTTGCCGACCCGTCTACTACCTAGGAGGACCCATTGAGCGGTTGGCGCTATTACTTGCAGTCATTGCCGTCCCGTCAGTGGGTGGATAAGGACCTGCCGTTGACGGGCGTTGAGGTTACGACGGCGTGCAGCGCGCCGGCTGCCATCTCAGGTGACTTGCCGATCGAGTTTGCGGCGTTGAAGAACGCCGACGGAACCTTGGCGGTCCGCAAGTGGGGTTCTCTGATCGTTGCCGAAGAGGAGGGCCGCGATCCGGTTGTTGGGATCGTGGACGAAATCTCCATCGAGGGCGAGAAGCTGCATATTGAGGCTGGCGGTTTCGGCATGTACCTGACGGGCATGCCCTGGATGGGCGCCGATTTTGCGGGCGTGAAGGTTGACCCGTTGGACATCGTCCGGAAGATCTGGGGGCACGTTCAGTCTTACCCGAGCGGAGATTTGGGCGTCTCAGTGGATGCGACCACTTCGCTGGTGCGGATCGGCGAAGAAGAACCAGCCGACGATGCCAAGGACGCAGCCGATGTGGGGCCCTTCCGATTGGCGAGTTGGGTTACGGACGACTTGGGCAAGGTTGTGGACGACCTTGCCTCGGACACCCCATTCCAGTACATGGAGCGTTCGACCTGGGATGGCGAGGAACTGAAGCATCGTCTTGAGTTGGGCTACCCGTCGATTGGTGTGCGCCGGCAGCATATCCGGTTCGAGATCGGCGTGAATGTGACTCTCCCGCCGTCGGTCGATGAGTCCGATTATGCTTCGGCGGTTTTCGTTACCGGCGCGGGGGAGGGGCGGAAGAGGATTTCTTCCTACCTGACCCAGCCGACGGATCGTCTCCGACGCGTCGAAGTTGTCGCTGACAGCTCGCTGGAGTTGAAGGCATCCGCGGACATTGCGGCGCGGTCGATGTTGGAACGACTCCGTGGAGGCTACGTAGTCGATTCGTTGGACATTGTTGATCACGGATTGGCCCCGTTTGGCACGTTCGGCCCTGGCGACCAGGGCCGTCTTGTGGGCGATGCAGGGTGGATTGATTTGGATTTGTGGGTGCGCATCTTGGAGATGACCAAGTCGCCCGAGACTGGTGCGATGAGTTTGAAATTGGAGGCGGTATGACGCTGTCGAGTGCTGACCGTAGGGCTGTCTCCGGCCTGGTGGGAGACGTTGCCAAGCTGCAACGTGAAGTGAAGCTTCTGGCGTCTCGCAAGCCAGGGTTGGCTCAGTCGTCGATTGAGAATGGCTCAGTTGATGAATACACGGCTGACGGGACTCTTGCGTCCGTGATTGGCAAGCAGCACGACGGCACGCACACCGCCACTTCGGTGACTGGCCCGAAGCCTGCTACTCCGTGGTTCCCGACAGCAATGGCCGTTCCTGGCTTGGCTGAGATGCGCTGGAACGGGAAGTTTGCTGGCGGGGTTCCGTCGCCGATGGATCTGAAGCACGTGGCAGCGTATGCCGTTCCTGTTGGGGGCGTCGTTGATTTGTCGAAGCAGTCTGGTGTGATGACGGGCGAGTTGGGGGACTCGGTTCAGGTCCAGTTGGACGCTGGCGTGTATGACGTCTATCTTGCTGCGTGGTCGTTGTCTGGCAAGGTTTCTGACCTTGCTGGGCCCGTGTCTGTTGTTGTCCCGATTCCAGCAGATGGCGCTGCGCTTCAAGAGGAGATCGATGCCGCCAAGGCGAGGATCGATGGTGTCCGAAACGATTTGGCAACGGCGGGGGCTGAGCTTACGGGCCGCCTCGATGATGCCGAGTTTGAGCTTTCGGATATGGCGGATGATGTAGCGGTTGCGGGCACGACGGCCGCCGTGGAAAACCTGTATGTGACGAATACGGGAACCATGGCGGAGGCGGTCATCAATCGCCTGTTCGCTGACGTGGTCATGTCGCGCAAGCTCGCCGCGTCTCAGGTCAACGTGGGCGACTTCACGAACTATGCGACGATCGACCCGGTTCGCAGGGTAAACGTAACCGTACCGGCGAACTGGGCCACGGTTACGGCGGGGGCATATACGCGCAAGGCTCCCGCGTCGGCTAACTACATCATGTTCAAGGACCAGACGGACACGGTCCCGTTCAAGGCGGGCGAGACGCTCCGCGTGGAGTTTGACGCGATTGCTGACACCGGGCCCGCGACAGTCGCCTTACGGCTCTGGACCTACAACACCCCCGTCGGCACGCTGCCGCAACAGAACGGCCCGACGTTCACGGGCCCAACGTTCGCTATTGCTGCTACTGAGGGACACTTCTCGGCGGAGTTACCGATTACCTCCGCCCTGAGCGCGGAGGCGAAGGCGTGGATCATGGGCCTCTACGGCTCAGGCATTCCTCAGGTCGGTGTCCGCAACGTCCGCGTGACGCGCATGATGGGCGGCGAAGTCATCGTGGACGGCGCGATCACCGCCCCCAAGATCACCGCCTCCGAGGAACTTTCGGCCAAGGTCGCATCGTTCCTCAAGGTTTATGCGGAGCAGCTCGACGCCAACGCCATCGATGGCATGGTCATCACCGG